TCACAGCAGCGCCGCCGTGATGCGGCCACGGCCCTGCAGCGACCGCACGGCGGCGCTGCTGTGATCAAGCTCAAGGCGTTGACCGCCTACCTGCTCGAACGCCAATTGGTTGCCCCTGAGCAGCTCGACAGCTGGACCGACCAGGTGCAGGTGGAGCTGATCTGGAAACCTGACACCCAAGGCATGCATATGGGTGACATGAATTACGGCGCGACCATCGCGATCGAGCGGTTCGCGGATCACCCTGCGCGCCTGTTTGCCCTGGTAGGCAGTTGGCTGGAAACCCACGACCAGGATCGCGACGGTCTGCCGAACGTGGTGTTCGATGTGGTCATGCTCGACAACGACCTGGCCGACGTCGACATCAAGCTGCAGTTCACCGAGGCGCAGTACCTGGCCGAGGATCCTGCCGGCGAGATCGAGGCCTTTGGCAGTACCTGGTCGTTCGTACCGTTCGAACTGTGGGTGGCTGAGAGCGGCGAGGTGACCGATCATGGCCTTTGATCTGGACATTCGCGGCATGCTCGAAGCCCAGGACCTGCTGGCTTTGCTGGAACTGCCGACGCCCAAGCGCAGACGTCTGTTGAACAACGTTGCCAAGCGCGTGCGCAGTCTGAGCCGCCAGCGCATCCGCAACCAGCAGAACCTGAATGGAACGCCGTTCGCGGCCCGCAAGGACACGTCCAAGGGCAAGAAGAAGATGGAAGCCGGCCTGGGCAAGCTGCTCGATGTCACTCGCCTGACCGGTACCGAAGCGGAGCTGGGCTGGCGCAACACGCTGACCCGTTGGGTTGCCTCGCAGCAACACAACGGCATGTCCGAACGGCGCACCGCCGCACAGATGCGCCAGTGGAACAAGGTTCCGCCGGGCACCGCTGCTACCGAAAAGCAGGCCAAGACCCTGCGCCGTCTGGGTTTCAAGACCCGGCAGGAAGGCAAAAAGACCCTGACCCGCCCATCCGTGGCGTGGATCCAGCAACACCTGAACTACGCCCGGGCGGGATTGTTGATCCGCGTCCTGGACGACCAACGAGCCGAATCTGCCGGTGCGCAAAGCTGGGATATCCAGCTGCCTGCGCGTCAGTTCCTCGGTGCCAGCGAAAGTGAAACCAGCCAGCTGGTGAATCTGGTGCTGCAACAAATCCTTAATTCACCCCGCTAACGAGGCACCGCTTTATGGCACTCGGCAAAGTCAGCGTTAACAATCTCAACCTCGGCCAGGGTGCCGTGAGCGAGATCGAACGCTATTTCCTGTTCATCGGTCCCGCCGCCAAGAACGTCGGCAAGCTGGTTCCGTTGGACACCCAAAGTGATCTGGACGTCCAGCTGGGCGTTGCGGACAGCGACCTGAAAACCCAGATCCTGGCGGCGCGCAGCAACGGCGGCGATCGCTGGGCATGCATCGCTGCTCCGATCGCAGGCGAAACCACCTGGCAACAGGCGCTTGAGAGCGCCACCCGCAGTTATTCCTTCGAAGCGGTGGTGATCGTCAATCCGGTGACCACTCAGGCCGAGCTGTCAGCGATGCACGTTGCAGCCAATGACCTGAGCAACAAGCTGGGCCGCCGCGTCTTCGTGCTCGCCGCGACTGCCGGCATTGCTCCGCAGTTGAGCTGGAGCGCTTACGTTGTCGAGCAGAAAGCCATCGTCGACGGCCTGGCTGCGCCTCGGGTTTTGCCGGTACCGCAACTGCACGGCAATAACCTGGGCGTGCTGGCCGGTCGACTGGCCAATGCCGCAGTGAGCATTGCCGACACCCCGATGCGCGTGGCCACCGGCGCGATCGTTGGCCTGGGCGCTGAACCCAAAGACATGGACGGCATCCCGCTGACCACTGCCGTGCTGACTCAACTGGACGCAGCGCGCCTGTCGGTGCCGCAGACGTATCCGGACTATCCGGGCACCTACTGGGGCGACGGCAACCTGCTGGACACCCCCGGCAGTGACTTCCAGGTGATCGAGAACCTGCGGGTCGTCGACAAGGCCGCCCGCCGCGTGCGGATCCTGCTGATCCGCTACGTGGGCGATCGGAGCCTGAACAGTTCGGCCAACAGCATGGCGACCACCACGTCCAAGCTGATGGCCCCGCTGCGCGCGATGGCCAAGTCCACCAAATTCGCCGGCCAGGTGTTTCCAGGCGAGATCGAGCAGCCAAAGGACGGCGACATCGTGCTGACCTGGACGAGCAAAACCTCTGTCGTGGCCTACCTCAAGCTGCGCCCCCTCAACTGCCCGAAAGACCTGACCGCGAACATCGCGCTGGACCTTTCCGTTACGGATTCGGAGTAACCCATGGCCGCAAAAATTGGCGGTAAGAACTTCGACGTGAACCTGGGCGATCTGCTCGTTCACGTCGAGGCCGGCACCATCGACATCACGGACAACAGCACCGTGGCCCAGACCAAGGGCGTGCCCAATGGGCACGTCGACGGCGATGTCGCCGCATCTGGCGAACTGGAGCTGGACACCACCAACTTCAATCTGCTGATCGAGCAGGCCAAGACTGCCGGCAGTTTCCGCGAGCTGGAGCCGTTCGACATCGTGTTCTTCGCCAAGGCCGGCGAAGAGGAACTGCGCATCGAGGCCTTCGGCTGCAAGGTCCGCGTGTCGAGCCTGCTGAGCATCGATCCCAAGGGCGGCGCGAAGAACACCCACAAGGTGCCGTTCGACGTCACCAGTCCGGATTTCATCAAGATCAACGGCGTGCCGTACCTGGCTGCTGCTGAAATCGAGGGCCTGACGTAATGGTTTGCCCGTTCGATCGTGCGCAGGCTCTGGAGCAGCGACAGCGCGACCAGGCCATTGCGGCCCAGTTGGCCAAGCCGCGAGCGAGCGGGCCGAGCCTCACCCATTGCCAGGATTGCGACAAGGAGATCCCACCGGCGCGCCAGGCATTAGGCGGCATGACCCGTTGCGTGCCTTGCCAAACCCTGACCGAAAAAGGACTTCGCTGATGAGCACCAATCAAGCTGCTCAGGACACCGCCATTGCGTTGGTGAAGGCGTCGCCCGCGATCGGCGTCGCCGCCACCGGTGCGACCGGTGCCGTTGACTGGTCCGCAGTGGCCTACATGCTGACTGCGTTTTACATGGTGCTGCAGATCCTGCTGCTGATCCCCAAGTACCGCCAGATGCTGCGGGACTGGAGGGTCAAACCATGAGCCTGCGGGTCAAGATCACCGCGGGCTTTCTGCTGCTCTGCAGCGGCACGTTGACCGCCTTCCTGGGCACCTGGGAAGGCAACGGCCAGAACGTGGTGTATGCCGACAAGCTGGCCAGTGGTTTGCCCACGGTCTGCAAGGGCATCACCAAGCACACCAGCCCGGACCCCGTGGTGGTCGGTGAATATTGGTCCGATGCGCGCTGCGCCGAGGTGGAAGGCCTGGTCATCGCCAAGGGCCAGTTGAGCCTGGCCGACTGCCTGACCAACCAGGCGATCGGGCAGAACACGTTCGACGCCTTGAGCAGCCATGGCCACAACTTCGGCGTGCCAACGACGTGCGCGAGCCGTGCCGTGGGCCTGATCAATGCGGGCCGCATTGCCGAGGGCTGCAAAGCGCTGGCCTGGGCTTCCGACGGTATGACGCCGGTGTGGGCCTATGTGACCGGTGCCGATGGCCGTAAGACCTTCGTTCGTGGCCTGCACAACCGCCGGCTGGCCGAAATGAGGCTGTGCCTGCAATGACCATCAGCCCGCTGCGCCTTGCCCTGTTTCTGCTGGTGGTCGGTTTGCTGATCTGGTGCGCTTTCGAGTACCAGGGCAACCAGCTCGTCGCCGTCCGTGCTGATCTGGTCGACGCCACTGCAGATCTGCACACCGAGCGAGAGGCGGCGCGCCTGGCCCGCGATCAGCTGGCAGCGCGGGACCAGCTCGACACCCACCATACCGAGGAACTGAATCGTGCTCGCGCTCAAATCAACACTCTGCAGCTTGCTGTTGCTGATGGCCGTTACAGGCTGCGCATCAAAGCTTTCTGCCCCGCAATGCCCGGTGCCGCCGGCACCACCGGCCTGGCTGATGCAGGCAGCGCCGAACTCGCAGCAGACGCTCGACCTGATTATTTCACCCTCCGAGATCAGCTTGCCCTCAGTCGGCAAATGATCCTCGGCCTGCAGGACTACATCCGCCAGGTCGTGCAACGCACGCCGGCACAACCCTGACCCTTTGCAACTCAACCTTACGGAAACACCGACATGAACGAAGTAAATCGCAGCATCACCCTGGAACGTGGCGACAAGGAATTCACCTTCAACCTGACCCCGCAGGTGATCACCAAGTACTTCAACGCCACCACCCAGGCCAACAAGGTCGCCCCGGCCCACAACCTGCTGATGGGCACCGTCAAGGACGAAGACAAGGCCGCACTGAAGGCGCTGCTGGAAAACCCGATCACCACCATGACCCTGGCCGGTGCGTTGCTTGAAGAGTATTCGCCGGACGTTGAAGTGATCGTAAAAAAGCCCTCGAACATGCCGAAGGCCTGACCCAGGACGGGCTGGGCCAGTTGCTGGCCCTGACCCAACGCTGGCTGCCTGGCGCTGAGCCCACGATTGAAAGCATGGGCACCGCCAAGTGGCTCGAAGACGAACACTGGAGACGCATGGAAATTGCCGTCGCCAACGGCATTTCCACTGCCTTTAACGGATAACCCTGATGGCTGACCGTTCCGCCCGCCTGGCTTTCATCCTGAAACTGACCGACAAGGTCAGTGCCCCGTTGGGCAAGGTGAAAACCAGCTTTAGTGACCTTGCCGCCAAGAGCCAGCAGAACATCATTCAGATGGGTGCGGGCCTGGCCGGCATGGTGGGAGCGGGCAAGGCCATCACCGAATCACTGGAGCCGGCGCTGGAAGTGAACCGGGCGCTGGGCGACATGCGCGCCTTGGGCACCACTGAAGACGCGCTGGCCTCGTTGAACAGGACTGCCCTTGAATTCTCGATCACCTACGCCACCAGCGCCGCCGAGTTCGTGGCGTCGTCACGTGTCATCGATGGCGCGATCAAGGGCCTGGTCGGCGGCCAGCTGGCCACCATCACCAGTGCCAGCAACCTGTTGGCTAAGGTCACCAAATCCGACGCCGAAACGACCGGCGCGTACCTCGGCACCATGTACAACCTGTTCAAGTCCCAGGCTGACAAGATGGGCCGGGTGGAATGGGCGCAGCAGCTGACCGGCCAGACCGCGCTGGCGGTGAAGCTGTTCCGCACCGATGGAGCCCAGTTGAAAGACGCCTTCAAGGAAGTCGGGGCGATCGCCACCCAGGCCGGCGTCAGCTTTGCCGAACAAATGGCGGTGGTCGGTACGCTGTCCAGCACCATGGAAGGCGGCGACGCCGGCGGGCGCTACAAGGCGTTTTTCGAAAACCTCAGCGCGGCTGCCGAGAAAACCGGCCTGAGCTTCACGGACGCAGCCGGCAATACACTGCCCATGCTGCAGATCATGGACAAGCTGCAGGGCAAGTACGGCGACCTGACCAGCGCGGCTGCCGGCACCAAGCTGATGGAAGTGTTCGGCGGTGAAGGTGCCCAGGTGATCGGCGCGCTGGCCAAGGACACCGATCGGCTGCGCAATGGTATTGCCGAACTGGGCAAGGTCCGGGGCCTGGAGAACGCCGAGAAGATGGCCAAGGCCATGGTCGACCCATGGCAGCAGTTCGGCAAAGCCGTCGAAGCGCTGCGCATCGCCTTCGGTCAGTCCCTCATTCCGACACTGACCCCGCTGATGGAGCGCCTGGTGGGGATTGCCAAGACCTTGACCCGCTGGACGCAGCTGTTCCCGAACATCACCCGGCTTATCGGTATCACTACGCTGGTGGTCTTTGGCTTCGTTGCTGCGATGTCGCTGCTGACCTTGGTAGTCGGTGTCAGCAAAATGGTGTGGCTGGGCATGCTCACCGTGTGGAAACTGCTCACCTGGCAGGGCTTCAAATCGATCGCCATGTTCCTGTTCCACACGGTCATGGTTGCGGCTTTCGTGGTCGGCCTGATCGCTCTGTACACCTGGATGGCGATCGTGCGGGTCGGCATGCTGCTGTGGCAAGGCGCAATCTGGCTGGTCAACGCCGCCATGCTGGCCAACCCGGTGCTGCTGATCGTGGCCGGCATTGTCCTGCTGGCCGCTGCCGTGGTTGCGGCGGTCGTGTACTGGGACGATCTGTGCGCCGCACTGATGAACACCACCGCGTTCCAGTGGATCAGCGATCAGATGGCCAAACTTTCCAGCTGGTTCGACTCGATGGGTGGCTGGTCAGGCATCGCCAAAACGGCCTGGGACAGCATCCTGTCCACGGTGAAGGGCGCAATCAATGGCCTGATCGAGATGGCCAACAAGATCCCCGGCATCAACATTGAAACCACGTTTGGTGATCTGCCCGAGCCGCCGAAGGTGCCCGATCTGCCTGGTCAGGTGGGTGCACCTGTACCGGGTCCACAACTGCCGGC